CTCTATCCATTAGATAGTAGGATCAAAGAGCAGATAGTTTTATTAGCAAAACCATATCCCAAGCGTCAGAAGGAGGCGATGGCAGTTCCAACTGAACAGCGGCGGCGCGACACCGACCCTGACGCTCCAAACAATTTATCGGAGATATAAAAATGGCAGAAGGAGTGGGCAGACCAGCTCACCAACCGACTGACCAGGGTAAGTTACAGGTTAGAACCTTGGCTGCGGTTGGTATTAGGCATGAAGATATTGCGGCTAAGCTAGGTATAAGCGCAGATACACTTACCAAGTATTACAGGCAAGAGTTAGACGATGGGCGAATAGATGCCAACGCCCAGATAGGCAAAAGCCTTTATGAGCAAGCCAAACTTGGTAATACTGCGGCTATGATCTTCTGGCTTAAGACTAGGGCTGGCTGGAAGGAAACGCAGGTGCAGGAGCATACAGGCCCAGACGGTACGCCTCTGGTGGTGAATTGGCAGAAGTAACTATTCCTTACAAACCACGGGAGCCGCAGCTTGCGATTCACAACGCTCTTGATGCAACTCGATTTGTTGTCGCGGTGGCCCATAGGCGTATGGGGAAGTCAGTCTCAGCAATCAACCACCTCATTAAGGCTTCGTTGCAATGCGGACGGGAATCTCCTCGTTATGCGTATATCGCACCCACATATACCCAAAGTAAGCGGGTAGCCTGGGACTATTTACTTAAATACACAGACCCGCTACAGGCTGAGAAGAATATCTCAGAGCTGCGGGTGGACTTTCTAGGTAGGCGTATAAGTCTCTACGGTGCAGACAATCCCGATAGCTTGCGGGGCATCTACCTAGACGGTGTGGTTCTGGATGAAGTAGGGGACATGAACCCCAAGATTTGGAACGAGATTCTAAGACCATCTCTTGCGGATCGTATGGGATGGGCATTATTCATCGGGACTCCTAAAGGCCAGAACCACTTTAAGGAACTGCGAGACCGTGCTGAGACTGAGGACGACTGGGCATTACTGGAGTTTAAGGCTTCGGAGACTAACATCTTGCCTAAAGCCGAGCTTGAGGCTGCAAGAAAAGAGATGGGAGACGACAAGTATTTTCAAGAGTTTGAGTGTTCCTTCTCCGCTGCGGTCGAGGGGAGTTACTACGGGACGATACTTAACGAACTCGCAGAAGAACGCTTTAAGGAAATCCCAAGGGACGACCTCTGTAAGACCTTTGCGGCATGGGATCTGGGGATGGGCGACAGTACGGCAATATGGGTTGTCCAAGTCGCGGGCCAAGAGGTCAGAATTATGGACTATATCGAGAATCACGGTCAGGGCTTAGACTGGTACGTTAGAGAACTAACCCACAGAGACTGGCACAAAGCCACTCAGTTGCTGCCCCACGATGTACAGGTAAGAGAACTAACAACAGGTAAAAGCCGCTTAGAAGTCTTAAGAGAGGCTGGCTTAGACTGTACTGTTATCCCAAGGTTAAACGTAGACGATGGCATACAGGCGGTGAGAAGGCTCCTGCCTAAATGCTGGTTCAATATGCCCGCAGTTAAACAGGGCTTGGATTGCTTGCGGAACTACAGGCGTGAATACGATGAGAAGAGACAGGTTTTCTATGCGCGGCCCCTTCACGATTGGAGCAGTCACGGGTCTGATTCTTTCCGCTATCTTGCTTTGGGCATTGAGACAAACTCTACCTGGGATAAACCCCTAAACATCAAGACAAAATGGATTGTGTAAATGGATGATCTAAAGCTAAAAACAGTAGTCCAAGGCGAGATAGACAATGCGCTTGGCTACATAGAGTCGGAGACGACTGAAGAGCGCAGGAAGGCGATCAATTACTACAATCGCGCTTTCTATGGCAACGAGGTAGAGGGGCGGTCTACGATTGTCACGGGTGAGGTTGCTGAGGCTGTAGACGCTGCGCTTCCTGCCCTGCTGAGAGTCTTTACCCAAGGTGATGACATTGTTCGTGCGGAGCCAGAAGGCCCAGGCGATGAAGAGATTGCCAAGCAAATCACGGCCTACCTAAACTACATTTTTTACCGAGACAACCCTGGCTTCTCCATCCTGAACATTTGGTTCAAAGACGCACTATTACAAAAGAACGGCATTGTTAAGGTTTACTGGGACGATGAGAAGCAGGTTAACTCGGAAGAGTACGAAGACCTGACAGAGGACGAACTAACCCTGATGCTTGCGGATGAGACCGTAGAAGTGGTCGAGCAAGACAAGCGTAAGGTAGGTGAGGTTCCTGTTCCTCCTAGCCCAGAAGAGATGATGGCGGCGCAACAGATGGGCGTTATGCCTGAGCCTCGTATGGAGCCAGTCTTTGTCTATGATGTGAAGATCCGCAAGGTTAAGAAGTTCGGTCAGGTCAGGATTGAGAACGTGCCTCCCGAGGAGTTCATTATCTCCAAGAAGGCGCGGACAATCAAAGACTCACCCTTCTGCGCCCACAGGAAGCTCACAACCCGTTCTGAACTGATAGCGATGGGGTTTGATGCAGACGTAGTAGAAGACTTGCCAACGTATGAGGACTTGGAGTACACGCCCGAAAGAGTGGCAAGGTACTCGCAGGGTGAGCAGCCCATGAACCAGACTTCTGCCATAGATAAGAGCATGGAAGAGGTAGAGGTCTTTGAGTGCTACATCCATGCGGACTATGACGATGACGGGATTGCAGAGCTGCGTAAGGTGGTTTATGCGGGCAACGAGATCCTAGAGAACGAAGAGATAGATTACGTCCCCTTCTGTTCTATCTGCCCCATTCCTATGCCGCACAAGTTCTTTGGGCATAGCCTTGCGGACAGGACGATGGACTTACAGCTAATTAAGTCCACGATTACCCGACAGATCCTAGACAACCTTTACCTGACGAACAACGCCCGAGTCATGGCGGTAGACGGTCAAGTAAACCTAGACGACCTGCTAACAGTTACACCTGGTGGTGTAGTTCGGGTGAAAAGCCCACAGGCGGTACAGCAGTTGTCGGTCTCCCCTGTTGCGGGCCAGTCTTTCCCCATGCTGGAGTACTTGGACAGGATTCAGGAAAAGCGCACAGGGATTACGGCAAACTCACAAGGCTTAGACCCTAATATCTTGCAGAACACGACTGCGGCGGCTGTAGCGGCTATGCAGAACGCTGCGGCTGGCAGAGTCGAGTTGGTTGCGCGGACATTTGCAGAAACAGGTGTCCGAGACCTTTTCCTGAATATCCTTCACCTAATTGGTAAGTATCAAGATAAGGCCCGTATTGTGCGTTTACAGGGCAAATATGTATCCGTAGACCCGCGTGAGTGGAAGTCTCAATACGATGTTTATATCAATGTGGGTCTAGGAACTGGCACAAGAGAGCAGCAGTTAACCATGCTGTCTATGATCCTTCAAAAGCAGGAGGCACTTCTTGGCACACCCATTGGTCAAGCGTTGGTTGGCATTGAACAATATAGATCCGTCCTTGGCAGATTTATCGAAAGTGCTGGTTTTGCAGATAGTGCAGAGTTCTTCCGTGAAGTATCTCCTGAGCAACTCCAGCAGATGCAGCAACAGAACGCTCCGCAGACAGACCCACAGGCCCAGGCACTAATGGCTCAAGTTCAGGCCCAGATCCAGTCAGATCAGGCCAGAGCGCAGTCCGAGATAGCGATACAACAGCAGAAGGCCCAAGCAGACATTCAACTCCAGAGGGAGAAGGCTGCGGCCTCTATCCAGCTTGAGAGGGAAAAGGCAGAGGCTAACTTGCAGTTGAAGATTGCGGAGTTCCAAGCAGAGGCCCAAATGAAGGCGGCTAAGGTTGGTGCAGATATAACTGGCAACGTACAAGTACCTGGGAGCTTCTCGATTTGAACAACGCAGAGAGGGCGCAAGCCTACCTAAACGATGAGTTCTTTCAGGGTGTTGTGGAAAAACAACGCTTGTTGTATATTAGCAACATTGTTAACAGTAACGCAGAGGATGTAGAGGGTAGGGAAATGAACTACCTAAAGCTGCGGGTACTGGATGAATTTATAGCGTCTTTTCAGACTATTGCGGATGACAAGCTAGTAGAGAAGAGGCGATTTAAGATTTTTTAGTAACTAAGGAGTAGTGAATGGACACCAACCCACAAGGGAGTGCCAAGACGGTTAGCGATGCGGCGAACGCATTTCTAGGGATGATGGAACCAGAGGAGGCGCAAGCCCAACCCGAGGTTCAGGAAGAACTGGAGAGCGAGGCTGCGGAAAACGAAGAGTACGAGGAGTCGGAGCAATCTGACGACTATGCTGAAGAAGAGCAAGAGGAACCAACTCCCACCTACAGAGTAAAGGTAGGCAAGGATGAGATTGATGTTCCTCTGGATGAGCTTCTAAAAGGTTACTCACGGACTGCTGACTACACACGCAAGACTCAGGAAATAGCAGAGACCCGCAAGGCTGTAGAGGCGGAGAGGGCTAAGATTGATGAAGCGGCAAGACTCCGAGATACCTACGCACAGCGGTTGCAGGTTATAGAGCAGATGCTCAACCAAGACTCTGGCGAGGATCTAGCAACGCTGAAAGAGACTGACCCTATCGGTTATGCGGTAAAGGTTGCAGAGCAATCAGAGCGTGAGAAGCAATTAAACGCGGTGAGAGCAGAGCAACAACGGCTTGCCCAACAACAACAGGCAGAACAAGGCGAGAGGCT